ATTTTCCATCCTAATTGATTTACGCACACCGCATAGCGTTGTTTTTCGTCTGTGTATTCATTCTTCATTATATCATCAATCATGCACCTTTCGATGAAGTCCTGTATTGATTCATCCTTTTCTTTTTTTGGTATTGGCATTAATCTATTTTTATTTGATTTTCATTTAATATCTCATGGAATTTCTCACGCATCTTATCGAGCGCATCGAGTTGTTCGCCATTATACTCTTTGGTATTATACTTTATTGTACTACGCATCTCTTGATCGAACTCCCACAACGCAAGGTAAACAGCATTGAGATTGGTGAATCGCTTGTGTTCTTCAACATCCGCAGGTTCGTCAAGGTTGAACTCGATTATCGCTCTCATAGTTTGTCGCTTATGATGATGTTAACAGGTGCGTCATTATCCCCTGCGTGGACCGTCCTCGCTTGTTTAGGTTTAAAGTATTCGAGTGTTTTCAAATACAATTCACTCGCTATCATCTTGTCTTCGTCATTACGACTATTCCACAGCTTATCGAGGAACGCGTTAAATTGTTCCGCTTGGTGTCCTGTAATGGATTCTCCCAACGCTTCCCATTGCTTTGTCTTTTGACCTTTTGCGCCTACTGGCTTTCCATTTGGATTACCCGATTTTCCTTTTTCAAATGGCATTTTATTAAAACTTATTGATATTTACAATTAAAACCTTGATAAAATACAACTTCATTAGATTTCTTTTTACCACCCCAATGCTCTTTTAAATGTTGGAATGGAAGCCAGTCAGCATTATCATTTTCACATACAATCACTTCACCTTTTCTTTCTTTACACCATTGACCTAACTGATTAAAATCTAAATTCTTATTTGAGAATGGATAATGTTCACCACCTTTAAAGTAAGGTGGATCAATGAACCAAGTTGCATCAATATTTTCAATTGATTCATAACTACGCAGTTTAATATCCCAATGTTTAATTTGATTCAATTTTTCAATTGTTTTTTTTATCTTAAAATCTAAGGAATCACCTGCCCATTTAGTCAATACATTTCTTGGATTAGCACTACCCTCATTAACACAAAAACCAAGAAAACATCTTTCACCTTCGCTTAAATCAAAATTCCTTAAATCATCTCCTATCTTCAATTTTGGTAAAGACAATATATCTTGCTCACTGGCACTTTGAAGATAATTCCACATCTTAATCACATTTGGGTTAAGGTCGTATAATCGAACATCTTTCTCCCAATACATTAACGAATACCGAGCAGTCCCTGCAAATGGTTCAATGATTACATCTTTCGTTGGTGGAAGATATAACTTAACTATTTTGGATTTGCTTCCGTAATAACTTACCATTACAATTCTAACTTTGATTTAAAATGATTTATCAGTTGTTCCATCTTATGGTCGTAGTATTTAACGAATGTCAAAAATCCTTCGTTATCCTGCTCATATAGTTTGTAAAACACATTCCTCAACCTTTGACCATTGGATTTCTTTTCAATCTCAAAATCAGCTTTTAAATCATTAATAATCTCTTTCTCATTTGTAGCGAACTCCTCTTCTTTTAGAGCGCAATAAACGAACGATGATTGAAGATTGAACAATTGACCTGCAATGGATGGACTAATCTCGTTTGTCCCTATCACAATGGCCGTTGTTTTGTCTTTACGACTTTTTATTGATTCAATTTGTGCTGGTATGATTAACATATTTCAAATATAGTTATTAATTAGTTTTTTAAGTAAAAGAATATTTAACAAAAGAAAAGAAAGAAAAACAAAAAAAGGTAAAAAATAAAAAGAAAGAAAAGAAAAAGCTCCCCCCAAGAAAAACAAACAATTTCGCTAATAGCGAATTTACCTGAACCAAGCGTTGGTATATCGCAAGTTTGCCGTTTGCATCTCCCATTGGCAATGGAGAGTAATTTTGATTCATTCATATAAAAAAATCCCCCAATCATTAAAACCTGTTGAGAGTTAAAATGAAAGGGGGAAACATCTATCTACTCTCAACACAACAAATATAAATTGAATTGTGTTTAGTTATATTTTCACTTTTCAACAATCAAAGAATAAATTAAAATCGGTAACCAAAAAATCCCTGTAACAATTAACCCCACAAAATTGTTACGAGAAAAACGTAATGTTTGATTGAGGAACATCAAACTCATCAACCCAATAAGTGATAATCCTATCGCCATATAGGAGATAAAACAAAAAAGAAGCAGATTCATAATCAAGATTGTTGTTTTCTTCTTCGTCCACGTTTTTTAGGTTGAATAGGTTGCTCTTCTTCTACTTGTAGCACTTCTTCTCTTTTCAATTGCTTGTTGAGTTCTGCAATGGTTTGATTAACACACGTCACGCAGCTTGTCACCTTTTCACTACGCCCTGTCATCAACGATTTTAAACGAGCAAGTGTAATGCGTTCATCATTGTTTAATGCGCCATTCTTTCGAGCATTGAATAAAAGCGTTTGAGCGTCTTGAATGAGTGAACCATCGACAACCTTCTCCCACTTCCCGGCAGGGCAGTCGGATAATGTCATTTTTGTTTTGACATCGAGGAAACAACCGCATGGTTTGAAAGTCACTCCATCCAATGTCATCGTTTCACCGAGTGGGTTGAGTTTATTCAAAGGTGTGCCACAGGTTCGCGTTGTCGCGTTGTATGCTGGGCATTCAATACAGATAGCCATTCGTTTGTTGGCCATTTCAATAATCGTATTCATAGTCGTATAATTGATTTTCTTAATTCATCTTTAGCTGCTTTCACCGTCTGATATAAATAGCTTTTTGGTATTCCTGTTTCGCGCGAAAGTTCATCGTAACTAAAATCATTGAGCGCATACAGATAAAACACTTCACGTTCAAAGAATGGCAAACGGCTAATGTATATATCTAATTGCTCATTCGTCAAACGATCTGCCATCCATACAGATTCAACCGCCATGTTTTGAAGATGCTCATCCGTAATGTCTGCATATAAATCAGAATGTTTGCGGTAAAGGTTGTGATAAGATGAACGGTTACTGTAATAAGCGATTCGAATTGCGTGTGCAACGTATGCTTCGATGTCTTTTATGTGGTCTAAATTGTTTTCAAGGATGCGGCCAATAGTATCGTGCAAAAGGTCATCCGCTTCAAACGAATTAGCGGTTAATGATAACGCAATTTTGCGCCAATGGTTATATCGCTCCTTTGAAATAGTCATCAATTACTTTAATGGTTGCCTCGAAACCTTTACTATATGTAGCGAAATATCCTCTTTTATTCAATTCCTTGATCCATTCCTTTTGTTCCTTACTGACCACACCTTTAATATCTTTGATCTCTATCAATAACCCATGATAGTTACCCATTGGCTCAAAGATTTGCAAGTCGGGAACTCCTTTCACATACCCGGTGGCCTTCATTTTAATGGCCTGTTTCATGGAAGTTCGCACCCCACCTGCGGAAGCGCAGTATAATGCACCGGGATAAGTGTATTTGAGATAGTCAATAACTGCCTTTTGTACCCCAGCTTCACCGCTGAATGGCTTTTTATACGTTTTTTTGTAAGATTTTTTTACGTTGGAAATCAATGAGTTATCAGAAAGTACAAAATTTTTAACATTTTTCTTCATTTTTTTCTTGTTTTATCAAAAAAAGTTTACATATATTTGCAAACAAATCAAAGATAAACAAAAAACAAAAGCAAAATGAAAACAACTTTTTTTAAAACAACAGAAGCATTTAATAATTACTTGAATGCTCAAGATGAACAATTAATGTCGGTTGTCAAGCGTGGTACTGTTAGCTGCGAAGGTGGTGAGACAACAGGTGCGCACATCTTTTCTGAAGGTGTAATAATCGAGAAAGTCGTACTCGATGAGTTTTGTTACGACAATGCAGATCGTTCAGACAAAGGAGAATAATTCACATAAAAAACAAAACAAAATGGAAACAATGTATCAAGTTCACATTAAGGAAGGCATCAATGCCGAAGTTCGCAATTATGATTCATTATACAACGCTAATCGTTACGTTGTAGAGAAAGCATCCGAAATGGGATTGCATTACGGTTACGATGCAGATGGATGGGCATTCGCTCATGACGAGCAAAACAGCCCATGTTCAACTGAAATTTTTATCTTTCAAATCATCTAAGTCATGGAAAAGAAAGCATGGAAGCTCGAATTAACGAGCCAAGAATTAGCAATCGTCAGAAGAGCAGTGGAAGAATTTGTAGCCACATATAACAGAACTGCATTTAGTCATGAAGATTTGCAAAGCACATTGAAATTAGTTAACGAATTCAATTACATAGGATGAAACTCAATCTAACCTACCCAAAAAAGTTCATTTGTGTTCAATCGTCAAGTTACCCAACCGAACAACTCGACTTTAACCAAATAGCGCAGCACATCGCGAATGGAACTAAACGCACTCCACTCGAACGCATGGAAGAAATACTAACCGAAAAAACCTACGAAAAATGCCGTGGATAAAAGACGAAGATGGACAGCCAATATTAGTGGCTAAAGATTCTATCGAAAACAAATTAGATGATTTTAAAAATCAACGCGATATTGAAATAGCAAAAAACAGTTATACACTTAAAAACCAAAAAAAAATGAAAACAAGTAAAGTAAAAAACGTGCAGCCCAATGGACAGTTCAAAGACATGAATGTATTTGAGGTTGCTTTCGAAAACGGTGATGCTGGTAACAACTATGCAAAAGGTAATTGCAGATTTGAAGTTGGAAAGGAATACCAATACGAAATCGGTGGCAGTGGCAAAACACCATCCGTTAAATTCATTGGTGAAGCTGGCGCACCTGCCAAATCATTCGGAGGTGGTAATGGTGGTGGATCATTCCAAAAATCGCCACAGGATAAAACGGAAATCGCTCGCGCGGTTGCGCTCAAAGCTGCGGTGGATGCGATTGGAGCAGGTGAACAACCGTTTAAATACATCAACTGCGCGTTGTACTTTGAGCATTATTTAACCACAGGCCAACAAGCTAATCAAGACGCGGTTGATAATGCTTTGAATGATAGAAAATCAGATGCTAACGATGACATTCCTTTCTGAATACCTAACGAATGGATAAGCACATTACAATTGCAACGAGAATGAAAACAGATTTTCAACAACTAATTAAAACCCACTTCGGTAACACGCTCAAATTTGGGCGCGTTATCGGGGTGAGTTACCCTACCGCGTGGCGATACGTCAACTACCCAGTATATATGCGATTAATCGACATTCAAAAGATTTCCGATGAACTTAACATCGACATTAAGATAATCGTTCAGATGGCAATTAATAGCAGCGTAGTAACCATTAAAAATGAAGGTGATGAATAAGTACTTACTCAACGCATACGATAAGCTAAAGATGAACCTGATACAATCTCCCATTGCATTCGATTTGCTGCACGACATCATTACCAATCCAAACGCTTCAACCCTAACTGAGATTATCAAATACGACAAGGAAAAGATGGTGCGACCAGATGGTAACGAATTAACCAATGAGATTTTACAAGCTGTTTGCAACGTCTGTAAAATTGCACCGCATGAATTGTTTTGCAGGTTAAGGTACCGGGAATTCAATGACGCGCGAATTATTTACACAACATTCTTGCGAATGGGAACGGATTGGAGTTTCGCGAAAATGGGAAGTCATCTAAACCGCCATCACGCAACAATGATTCACAACATGAAGGCATTTGATGCGCTGGTTGCTACGGATAAAAAGTTTCAGAAAAAAATAAATGATGTCATTCGTATTTTGAATAATAAAAAAATTTATACATTTGACGAACTACTAACTACAAAAAAATGGCGACATGAACGAACTTACGGAAATCTTGAGAGAGGTGCGCGAATTGCATCTAAAACTCGACTACTTACTCCAAAAGAAACAAAACGACAACAACAGATTCACACCACCAACGCTTGAAGAAGTCGCTGAATACTTCATTGAGCGTGTGCCAAATGCTCAAACAGAGGATGCTCTTAACTTTGCTGACATCTTCATTAGCCATTACACGAATACCAATTGGTATTACGGCAAGAAAAAAATGAAAGATTGGAAAGCAGCAATGCGATCAGCATGGAAATTACACGAATTTATAACTAATAAAAACAACAACAATGACACAATTGGTCGAATACAAAGGACTCAACTACAAGAGTGGATTGACTCCGAATGAACGCGCATATCTCGAAGCAAAGGAACAGGTGAGGTTGTGCGACATCACATTACAAATGTTCAAATCACTCATTGCGAGAACGGTTGTAATTAGCGGAATTAAACAACTGCCATCCAGCGAAGAAACGCAAATGCTGTTTACTAACGCGATACATTACTATGCATACACAACGATCGGAGAATATGCGTTGGCGTTTGAGATGAACGCGGCAGGGGTTGAATTTACACGCGTTGAAAACTACGGCATGATAACTATCCAATTCCAATCCGATGTCCTAAAGAACTACACGAATGTCCGTAATCAAATGAACATCGCACTTGAAAAAAAGAAAACGAAAATGGAAACACCGATAGCCGAATACAACGAGCCAATCAATTGGAAGGAGATGTTCATCACTGACATTCAGAGGTGGAAGGACAACCAACGGACAACGGTAATGATTCTTGCGCCTAACTTCATTGCCAAGTTTTATGAACTTGAAGCTATTAACGATGACTGCTGGACTGATGAGCAGTGGAAACAATGGAAGTTCGCTGCACGATTCCAAGTTATTGAAGATTTGCATCTAACAAAAACGCGATTGGAACGCATGAATAAAGATGAAAAACTCTCCTTCAACCAATCAGTTCAAAAAGAATTGATGCGCAGGTTGTATGCTGATATCATGGACAGCACGATTTTGCAACAACGAATAATTGATAAGTTATGAATTTAGGTAAATTTAATTGTGCTACAGGTTTGTTGAATATATTATGGTCTGATAATAGTGGTTTAATTGTTAGAAATAGCAATTCAAAAGATATGTTATTTATTGATAAATTACAAAAAGAAAATAGTAATGCAGTTGGATTTATTCAAAAATCAGTTTGGGAAAAATATGTATTTGGTGGAGAAAGAAATTTCACAGTGTTGATTGCTGAAATGAATAACGATCCAGTCGGTTATGTTTTAATCACTCCAGCTGTATCATCTTACAAATACGCAAAAATTCAACAAATAGTTATTCGTAATGATGCGAGAAGGTTATATTATGGAAAAGCGCTCATTGATGTATGTAGAGATTTTTGCATAACATTTGGCAGGTTAGGATTTACCTTACGTTGTCGAGTTGATTTAGATTCAAACAAATTTTGGCAGTCATTAGGATTTGTTCATTATCAAACATGGGAAAAAGGTAAAATTAATCATGTTGGTTTTAAAGCGAGTAATGATATAAATCTTTGGAAAATTGATTTGAACCCATTTATTTTATCTTTATTTTGATGCAATACCACGCGAAACAAATTGAAGCACTTGAGCAGCTATCTATCGACAACGATTGTAGGCAGTTGTTGTACGGTGGTTCTGCAGGTAGTGGAAAATCTTTTCTCGGTTGTGATTGGCAAATAAAACGGAGGTTGAAATATCCAGGTACACGCGGATTAATCGGTAGGTCTGAACTAAAAAAACTGCGCCTTTCAACAATGGCTACCTTCTTCGAATTGTGTTCCATGTATGGATTAAACCCCGATAAGCATTGGACATACAACGGCCAAGACCACGTTGTTAAATTCTACAATGGCAGTCAAATAATATTGATGGATTTAGCTGATTTACCTTCCGATCCCGAGTTCCAAAGATTTGGTAGTATAGAATTAACGGACGCGTTTGTGGACGAAGCTGGAGAGGTATCTCAAAAATGTATTGATATACTTTCATCGCGTTTGCGTTACAAGTTAATAAATGACAAACCAAAGTTACTGATGACTTGTAACCCACACAAAGGATGGTTATACAATGAATTCTTTGATGCTCAAAGGAATGGCACAATAAGAAAGGACAGACGATTTATACAGGCATTGCCAACGGATAATCCCCACGTTTCAGAGGTGTATTTAGAATCATTGCAAATGCTTCCTATCATAGACCGCAAACGATTACTTGAAGGAGATTGGGACTACGATGAAACAAAGGATAGGATTTACGAATACGATGATTTGCTCCGATGTTTCCGTTTGCCAAATAATGACAAGTCAAATAATGACAAATTCATTACTGCGGATATTGCGCGGATGGGAAACGATAGAACGGTAATAGTGTTGTGGAATGGATTACACGCGGAAAAATTTATTGTCTTAAAACATAAACCAATTAATGAGGTAGTTGATACCATTCGCCAGTTGTCCGAATCTAATGGTGTGCGGTTGTCGAATGTGTTATGTGACGAAGATGGTATTGGTGGTGGAGTAGTTGACTTCATGAAATGTAAAGGGTTCTTGAATGGATCAAAAGCAGTTCGCGACAATTATATGAACCTTAAAGCAGATTGTTATTTTAAGTTAGGTGAACTGATAACGACCAACGCGATTACTTTTGAATCCACGCACAAAGACACGATTGTAAAAGAACTCGAAATGATACGCAGAGAAAAAATTGATAGCGATGGAAAGCTGCGCGTGACTAACAAAGAAACATTGCAAAAGAAGTACGGCATATCTCCCGACTTTGCGGATGCAATAATGATGCGCGCGTTCTATGAATTAAAAAAGAATTTTGGCAAATATGCTTTTCGTTAAAAATAAAAATTATGAAAATAGGTTGGTTTAGTTGTGGTATAACTTCTGCTATTGCTTGTAAATTAGCGATTGAAGAATATGGAAAGGATAATGTTCGATTGTTTTACATCGAAATTGATTCAGCACACGAAGACAATAATAGGTTTATATCTGATTGTGAAAAATGGTTGGGTGTTACTGTTGAACGAAGACGATGTGCTAAATACAAAGATCAATTCGATGTAATTGAAAAAGCAAAATATGTAAATTCTCCAACTGGTGCAATGTGTACCAAAGTCCTCAAAAAAGATGTTCGAAAAGCTATTGAGAAAGAAGTAAAATTTGATGGACAAATCTTTGGTTTTGAATATTCAAAAAAAGAAATTAATCGCGCCATTAGATTTGCTGAACAATATGGAGAATCAAAACCATTATATCCGTTAATTGATGCAAAGATGACAAAGCAACAATGCGCTGAATTGCTTTTATTAAATGGAATTCGGTTGCCAAAAATGTATGAATTAGGATTTCACAACAATAATTGTATTGGGTGCGTCAAAGGTGGAAAAGGTTATTGGAATCATGTTCGTAAACATTTTCCCAATGAATTTGAAAGGATGGCAAAAGCTGAAAGAATTGCTGGGCATTCTTGTATTAAAAACAAATTTTTGGATGAACTTGGAATTAATGAAGGAAATCATGAACCACCAATAGTTCCAGATTGTGGAACATTTTGCGAGATTGAATTTGCTCATATTATTGATTCAAAAGTAGAAAAAATCATGAATGGTTATATTACTATGAAACAATTAAAATTATTTTAATATATTTGAAATCTAAAATATAAACAAAATGAAACTAAATGAAATGATTAAAATGGAAGCCGAATACTACGCAGCATTCGGTGGAGATGGAATGAGTGGCGAATCTTACTTCGCGTTTATGGCAGGTGCTAAATACGCACTCAAATTAATTGCTCAAGAGATTAATGATGAACTATAAATGGACAGCAAACTCAATTTAGTGTCAATAATTGGAATACAAAAATGGAATCATTAATTAAAGTTTGTCCAGACCCTGGGTGTGAAGCTGTGTATCATAATTGCCCGAAAAAGCACACTAAATGCAATGATTGTGGTGGAAATATTATGCAGATTAATCAAGATACTTTTTGGAAGAAATTTTCAAACAACTGGTTTCAGTACGATTTTTTAACTGGTGAGTATTATCGCCCACAAAAAGAAGTGAAGCAGTTGTCATTAGATTTCGCATAACATGTAATAGATGCAACTATTATACACAAACTCTTTTGATAATCAAAAAAATGAAAATATGAGCGACAAAAAACAGACAGCAGTACAATGGTTATTAGAACAATGGCCTATTCTTGAATCACAGCTACCATCATCTATTATTGATGAAGTACTGAAAATGGAACGTGAGCAAATTGTTGATGCGTGGAATGATGGCGATTACGCTTATTTCTATGACATCAATGGTAAAGAATTTGAAGATGGTGACGAATATTATGAAGAAAAATTTGGAGGTAAAGAATGAAAACTGAAATTACAAAAGACGAATTAGAAAAGGTGAAGGTGTTGAATCTGTTAATGTGGTTACAAGCATCCATTTACGCAGGGGATGAATGCGAACCAATCAAATGGTTTTACAATCACCAAACGAAGATGCTATTAAAACGACTCAACGACAGCATCCAGCGTGAACACGGCAAGACAATAACAGCTTTGTGGAACGCTGATGGCGCAATTCTTCCCGACATCACTCAACAGATTGATGATTTCACTTATGAGATGTCCACCTATGGCTATTGGATGCTTCCCGAACTAACAGAATTTATCCGTAAACAAAAAGATGTTCAACTAAAATTGAAATTAAATGAATATAACACATGACTTTGAACACTGCCAAAGTGATATTTACAAAGAAGTAATAACCGATCTCAT